AAGGATTAATATAGTTGCATAGGTTCACGTTTTGGTAATGGCTAAAAGTTACAGACTAAGGCAACTGCTTTATAAGATCGAGTCAAGCTATGGAACAACGCCCACAATCACGGGCAGCGATTATTTAGAGGTATTAGATCTTAATATCGAACCGATTGTTAGTGATGAGGCAGAACGCCAAATTATCAGCGGTTATTTCGGGAACTATCCTGTCGAGTTAGTTAATAAAAGAGCAAACGTTACTTTCAGTTGCTTCTTTAGTGGGTCAGGCGCAGCGGGTACGAGTCCACGCTATGGCGATTTGCTCAAGGCCTGTAATATGACGCAGGCAATTGTAAGTTCTACATCTGTTACTTATTCACCTAATTCAAGTACAGCGGGAGATAGTGTTAGTTTTTATGTGAACTATAATGGCGTAAGACAGATTGTCAAAGGAAGTCGAGGAAGCTTTAGTATTGAGATGACAGCAGGTGAATTGCCCGTAATTAACTTTACTTTTACTGGTACATTTAACACCCCGACAGATACGGCTTTACCGACTCCTACAAAGTCAAATCAAGCAACGCCTGTTTCTTTTGGTAATTCAAATACAACAGGTTTTCAATTATTTAGTTATGCGGGTGCTTGTCAATCTTGGTCGTTCGACATGGCAAATGAAGTAATTTTTAGATCGTTGGTCGGGGCTTCAGATACTATTCAAATCACAGATAGAAAACCAACAGGGACAGTTGTATTAGAAGCGGTTGCAATGAGCGCGAAGAATTTTATTAATATGGCTAGTGGTTCAACTCAGGGAAATAATATTTTAATTCACGGAACACAGGCAGGTAACAAGTGTCAGGTAAGTTGCCCACAAACAGATTTAGGCGCGATCACCTATGAAGAAAGTGACATGGTTTGGATGCTTAACGCGCCTTATCGTGCAATTCCTACAGAGGCAGGCAATAACGAGTTCGAGCTTAAATTCACTTAACATTGCGTGAGCGTAATATAGGGTCTACCCTACGCATAGATATTAAACACCAATGGCGTTTGTTTTAGACGAAAAAGGCACGATTAAATGGCCCGTTAAAGTTGAAAGGCCTTCAGGAATTGGAAAACATTCAGTTCAAACATTTACAGGAGAATTTAAGTGGGTAACTCAAACAAGACTTAAAGAAATTAGCGAAAGTATTAGTACAAACTCAATAACAGAGATAGAATTGATTTCCGAGATTTTGGTTGGTTGGGAAGCTGTTAATGATGAAGATGGAAACCCTATAAAATTTACAAAGGCTAATCTGAAAAAGATAGTTGATGTACCAATGGTTTCAGGTGCAATAGCTAAGGCTTTTTTTGAGGCTCTTGGAGGAGGCAGGCGAAAAAACTAATAGACGCCGCTGAATATGCAATGGGAAAAGACAGGGTAATTGATCAAAGACAGGAAGACGCGGCGATTCTTGGTATTACTCTCCCCGATTTAGAACCTGAAAAAGATTTTGTTGTATTAAAAGAAAATTGGCCTGCGGTTGAATTGTTTTTAAGGTGTCAGACTCAATGGCGTACGTCAGTTGGTGGAGTTATTGGATTTGACTATTCAGGCGTAATTCCCCTTGTTAATATGTATGCGTATAGTAAAGAGACCTTCGAGGATTTTCAAATTATGGAAGTTGCGGCGGTTTCACTCTTAAATAAAAAGGGGTCTAAATAATGCCTAGAGGAATACCCGGATCAGGTGGCGGTAAATATGGGTTAACTATTTTTGCCAATGTAAAAGGGCAGCAAAATATCAAACGTCTTGGCAATTCAATGCAAGGCGTACAAGGTCAAGCTAAAAACCTTGCGATGTCGTTTAAGGGTTTAGTTGGGCCTTTAGTAGCGTTAGGAACTGCAACGGCTGTATTTAAAACATTAAGTACAAGTTTCAGAGTATTAGCAGAACGTGAGGCTGATTTTGCAACGTTAGCAAATGGATTAACTCGCGTTAGTACCGACGCACCGAAAGCCGCAAAAGCTCTTAGGGCAATGGCTGACGAGTTAGGGTTTGAGACTTTATTTGACGAAAAAGCATTTCAAAAAGGTTTTGCATTATTAACCAGTTTTAAAAATATCGGTATTGATTCTTATGGGCGGGTAGCAGAAACGGCGGCTGATTTAGCACAAATAAATCAAGTTGATTTAAAAAGTTCTTTTTTACAGTTAGCAAAGGCTTTAAGTGATCCGACAAGAGGACTAACGGCCTTATCTCGTTCAGGTGTGATATTTACCGAGCAACAACGAGAAATGATTCTTGAGTTGCATAAATCAGGGCAAGAGATGGAGGCGCAAGCCGCAATATTAAAGATTGTTGAGGGTAGTTATAAAGGCGCGGCAAGATCAGCAGCGGAGGGTTTGGCGGGTGCTTTCGATACGTTAGGGCAAAAGGTAAGGGACTTTAACGAGGCATTAGGCAGGGCGGCTAGTCCGTTCATGGAGCCATTAGTAGAGGAAACTACTGAAGTATTCGACGTTGTAACGGATGGATTAAATGCAATTAGTGATGATATGGTCGTTTTTGCAAAAAATATAGAAACAGCATTAAAACCTGTTTTTAAATGGTTGATTGAAAATCTAAAAAATATTCTTGAATGGTTTGATCAAGTATTTGCGACGCAAAGGAATTTAGCGGCGATTCAAGTTAAAACAGGTGATGAATTTAAGAAAATTAGAAATAGTTTGATGCTTGATGCTAAAGGTATAGATGAAAAAACTGGATTATATACCGCTAATACAAAAGCTATTGATAGGGCCAAAGAACTAGCTGGAGTATTTACCGAAAAAGATTTTCAAGGTGTTTTATTTCCTGATAGGAGCCTTTTAGGTAAAGAAAAAAATTGGAAACCTTTTCTACAAGAGGCAATCAATGAAATATTTCAAGAAAATGTAGAGGATTATGTTGAAAACGTTTTAGGTATGAAAGCTGTTATACCAGAAATAGAAGAAATAGACTTAACTATGAAAGATAGTATCACTACTTTAGAAGGTTTAAAAAAGGGTGCTGATGATGCTAATGATTCGTTAGAAAATGCTTTTGGTACAGATTTCAAATCAAAGATTGACGCTTTTGGTAAATCACTGCAAAGCATGGGGGAAATGGTAGGCGATACGGTGGTCAGAGCATTTAAAGGGGCAGAGGACGCATTAGTTAATTTTGTTAAGACTGGAAAGTTAGATTTCAAATCGTTAGTTGATTCGATATTGAGTGACTTGGCACGTATGGCGATTAGACAAAGTATTACTACGCCTTTATTCAATGCGTTAAGTAGTGCATTTATGGCTCCGACGAAATATCCAATTACCGGTCCTTTGCCTCCTATTCCTGATGTAATAACACAATATGGCGGAAATTATAATTATTCCTCAGGCGGCTATGTAAACAGGCCTACTTTGGGGATGATTGGGGAGGGCGGCGAATCTGAGGTTGTTATTCCTCAATCAAAACTAGCTTCTGCTATGGCTAGGTATCAAAGCGGAGCGCGTGGCAGTGCAATCGTTCCCGGTGGTAATAATGCAAACGGTGGGGGCGGTTCAGGATATGCAGGCGGTGGGAATGTAACCGTTAATTATCAAGGCGATATATTAAATTTTGAAGGTCAAAACTACGTTAAGCAATCAGACGTCGGGGGAATAATTAGCGCGGCTGCTAATGCAGGGGAAGCAAGAACAATGAAGACACTTAAAAATTCACGTAGTCAACGCGCAATGGTTGGATTATGAGCCTTACAGCATTAACAACATTTATCGAAATAAAAAATAGGGATGGCAATGTCGTTTCTAATATGCGTTATCAAAACGGAAAGCGTGACGCATTCAGCCCGTTAACAACGAATGAAACCACGGCACAAGAAACTGATTTTAGCCGTTCAGAAAATAACGCGACAAATGATTATAAAAAACAAAATGGTAATTATATAAGTTTTGGTGGTCAGAATTATTATTATTTACCGTTCATATTTAGCGGCGCTAGTAGAACACGAACAGGGGACAATTTGTCAGCTAGTTTAATACTTGCAAATAATATTTTAGCAATGAACCACGCAAAACAGGCAGTCGAGCGTCAGTGGTTCGTTAGAGTTGCAGTCTGTGTTGTTGATCCTTCTAGCTTTGCACATAAGAGGACATTAACTGATGAAAGTTGGCTTGCTGCATCTATGGCCTATGACCCAGAAACAATTGAAGTTGTGTTATCTAGTGCTATTGATAGTGTTGGCAGTAATGCACCTAACAGGACAATAACGACTCAGATGGTCGGCGCTTTGCCATCTAGTAGCAATATTCAAAATTTATGAATCCTTTCCAGTTAATCGGTATGCCTTTTAGGTTGGGCGCTGATCCTGTTAAGCATGGGAAAACAGATTGCTTAAGTCTTGCAAGAACGGTTTTACAGCATTACGGAATTAATAGCCCTGAACCTACTAGAGATTGGTATAGACGACTAAGAAATAAAGATTATGCAATATTCAAAGAACAATTAGAACTATGGGGAACTAGAACAAAGCACCCTAAGATAGGAACAGTTGGCCTTGCTAAATCTAAGCAGGCTTATTGTTTAGTCGTATTCTTTGAACAAGGATGGTTAAGTTGCAACGAAACAGAGGTGAGATGGACACCCTTAGACTTCCTACCGGTCGAAGAACTTTATTGCCCGTCGAATTAGAGTTAATACAAACTTTAAATTTAAGTGAAGATGAATATTGGTATTTCGTAGATAAAACAGAAAGTCAAAACGGGAAAAGAGCAAAAGGCTATGAATTAATACCTGATATACAAAACTCACAAGCTCAATTAGTCCAGTTTGCTATTGCCTTAGTCGTTGGTTATATACAGCAAAAGATGGCGCCAAAGCCTAGAGCGCCAAAGAAATCGCCAAGCCTAGTCACATCAGACGTATCAAATGAAAGAAAATATTCGCCAACGTCAAGTTTTAGTTCTGTTCAATCCTTATGCTCTATAGGTGAAACTATACCCCTTGTCTTTTCTAATACAGATATAAATTCATTAGGTGGCGTAAGGGTCAACACTAAACTCTTATGGAGTCAAATGCGAAGCTTAGGAGCTAGTCAACAACTAAGAGCAATATTTTTATTAGCCTCGGCTGATCTAGGAGTATTACCAGAATTTGCAGGTTTCGCAATTGGTGATTCAACTTTAAAAAATTACGTTAATGCAAAGATCGCATTGTATGTAATGGCGAATGGGGGGAGAGCAAGAGAAGGAGGAGGGGAAAGATATAGCGAGGGAACATTAGCAAATTGGCCTGATAATGACGCCTTTTCTGTTTATTGGGATAACAGCGCAACATATAAAGACGATGTATTCAGTGGGACTAGAACACCCCAAACAAACGCACAATTTGGCGGCTTTGCTCCAATGCCTAACGGCATGATGTTTAGAGTTCCTTATGAATTAGTCCTAAAAGGTAAGGATTTAAAAGATAGTTTAAAAATTGATGTTGATAAAAAAAGAGCAAAGATTCAAACCTCTTTCACTCGTTTATGTGGTATCACTTACGCAAGCGATGGAGGCAACAAAGGCTCTAGGCTTAATTATGCAATTTTCGGAAATGATGTTACTGACGGATGGGGTGATACCTTCGAGCCGTGGGGTTTAGAAGATGTTAGAAATTCAGTTAATTCAGGGCGTGAAAATATAGATAGTAATATTAACGTCGGTGATATTTATTTAGTTGGTTCAGCGATTGCGGTTTGCGTTAAAAAAACATATCGTGATGGAAATTCTGAGGGATTGTGGAAAGTTGGTTCGACTTGCGTTGCTGATTTAGACATTATTGAAAGCGGTGATATTTATTGGGATGCAGACGTTGGAACACAAGTTAAAAGACCTTATGAAAATCTAACTATTCAACGTTGTGCCGTTGCGTCTGTTGCTAATAATTCAAGTTGTCAGGTTACAGAAATAGGACTTAAATCAACAGTTTGGAGGCAGATAACAGGGTTTCCAAATGCCAACTCTCACCCCGGGGCAATTGATTACGCTGCCGAGGTTGGAACGGTTTACGACTATGAGAAAGAAAACGGAAACATTCAACTTGGACAAATAAACAAATATATTCATCGATTGAGTTTCTTTAGGTTATTCGCAAGGGTCGCAGGCGGTACAAATTCTTGGCAGTCAATAGATGGCGGTAAACCTTTCTTAGTTAAAAATAATAATCCTTTGCCTTTATATAATTTTATTAGAATTAATCATGAAAATTTATATCCTAATCAACTTGAATTTCGTCTTGTTCCTTATCCCGGTAATTTAGCTAAAAGAGAATTTGAAAATGGTACCGTTCGTTTGATACATAATCACACTGCTAATAATTCTGATATTCCTGTTTTGAATACAATTTCGGCAAGCATTAACGGTAGTTCAATTAGTGTTGTTTATCCGGGTCGATTAGTTGAATTAACGGCGAATTATATGTCTAACCCTGAATATTATTTGGGTGATTCAGGAGGTGTGCCAACGACAGGCGGAACAGTAACATCAATGCACAATGATAGATATGGGCCAACACCTGACTCTACAAAATTTGTTTTACAAGAAACTAACTATGAAGATGATTGGGAAGATGATACATATTACATAGAGATTAATTTTGATTCTGACGGTGAATTTGATGGGGCTATTAGTTACTACTGGGACAATGAGCGTATTATTTTTAGATCTGGATTAACGGAACCGCCAACTCAATCAAGTTTTGCTAATAATACTGAATGGGCATTTCAAGCACCTGACGGCTTTTGGTACGGACCGGGAAGTTATCAAAATAGTGATAAATATCAGATAAGAAAATACACAAAAGAAGAAGATTCAGCCCTTGTTTATCAACCAGCGACAGAAACAACAGCAACCGTAGATAACGTAACAGCAGGTGCAACGGGCCTTACTTTAGAAGTCAAAGTATTTAATAATGCTCCAATTTATTCCTCAGTATGGACGGTTAAAAATGGGGGACAAGGTTATTCAGTCGGAGATAGTATTTATATCAATTCCCCAACGCCTAACGATGCAAATAGGCGGTTTCATTTAGGGGTTACAAGTGTTATCAATAAAAGTGGAAGTCTTGTTAATAATGGTGCTTGGCCTGAAAAGGTTGGGGATGAAATAGGCCGAAATTTAAATCCTTATGATGCGGTTGCTGATTTTGTTTTATATGACGGTGAAAGATCAAGCCATTTAGATAATCCTGAACATTCTATTACTTATGTAAACGAACAATTAATAACATCAGGGATGCAATATGACAAATTAGCAGTTGCAGGTTTAAGGCTTAATAGTGCTAAAGAGTGGTCTAGTTTTAGTTCGTTTAGTGCCTATATAAAGAAAGGAATTAAGGTTGAAAGATTAATAGATAACAATGGTAATACCGCTAGTAATTACAGAGATTCAACTAATATTCTGCCTGAAATTGTATATACCTTATTGACCGATAGCACTATTGGAGCTGGAAACTTAATCGGGGTTGAGGCAGTTGATAAAGAAGAAATGAGAACAGCGGCTAAGTTCTGCCACGCAAACGGGTTTTATTGGGATGGTGTAATTACTGATTCGCAAAACCTACGTGAATGGATTTTTCAACAAGCTTCAACGTGTTTTTTAGATTTCGTTGTTAAAGGTGGAAAGTTTTCATTAGTGCCAAATACTCCATATGACACAAGTAATTATCAAATGGTTAGGAGTGCGACGTTTGCATCACCTCAAGGAACAAATTTAAAGATCAAGGCGTTATTTACTGACGGCAATACAAAGGATCTAAAATGTAGTTTCCTTAGTCCAGAGGAACGCAAAACGTTTAGAGCTAACGTTGTATATCGAGTAGAAAAGACAAATGGATTTGCAAAGAATAAATTAATTTCACTACGTCTTGATAACAATCAATCTGATAATTCATGGCAAAGGGGGTCTGATCAAGATGGGGTCGAAACATTCGACTTGTCAAATTGGCTTACGTCCTCTACTCACGCGACTCAATTTGCAAAATACGCCTTAAGAACAAGGCAACTAGTCGATCACGGAATTACTTTCCAATGTGCGCCTCAGTCAGTAATAGGTTTATCACCCGGAGATATGTTTAGGCTCTACTCAGAGGTAACGCATACTTCGCGTTTCTCAAATGGAATAGTCTTATCTGATGGCACAATTCAAAGTCAAACTTCTATTAGTAACGGCGATAGTATTTATTATTGGAATCCAAATGATGATGCTAGGAATGGGGAAGTTCAATCCGGCTCGATTTCTATATCAGGAACAAAGGCAACAGGCCCATCAGGAATAAAAGGAAGTGTATTCACGAAAGCGCAAAGCAACGCTTCAGATCGAATCTATAAAATTGAATCGTTAAGTTATGGCGAAGATGGATTGATTGAAGTTGCAGGCTCTTTTGTTCCTTTAACAAGCGCAGGTAAGTTAGCTGTTTTAGACTGGACAGAAAGCGATTTTACTTAAATGGCTCAGATAACTTTTCCTGTTGATATAACGCCAACGAGTCGGAACTATTCACCCGGCGAATTTCCGCAAACAGTTTTCGAAGCTCAAAACGGGGCTAAGACTGTTTTACGTTATGGCAATAAAAGGGTGAACGCTTCCCTTTCCTTATCGTTTAAAAATATTGATGACGATCAAGCGGCCCAGATTTTAGCTAATTACGAAAATATTAATAGTGATTGGGATTACTTAGATTTTAATGGGACTGATGTTTTAAAAGGTATTACACCAACAACAAGCACCCTTAAAACTTATGTAAGAGAATCTAGTTCGGGTTTGCGTTGGCGATATTCAAAGGCGCCTCAAGTATCAAGCGGCACGTATCCCGGCGTTAGTAATGTTTCTTGTTCGTTTGTTGCTTGTCTAGATGGAACTTAATCTTTAATTACTTTTTCTGCTTAGGCCTAATAGCATTACAATAAGCTTAATGAATTGGTAAAAGCAATTGGCGTATCCATCAGGTAAAGACGGTCAATTATTCCTAGACGGAAGTGGAACCGAGGCGGCCCGTGTTAAATCATGGAGTCTTAACGCATCGCAAGACACAATCGACACAACCTTTTTAGGTGATACGGATAGAACTTTTAAAGAAGGGGTTCGTAGTTTCAGCGGTAATTGTGAAATTGCTTACTACAGCGACGCCAATGGAGAATCAGATGCAAAGACATTAATTAATAAAATATTTAAACCTAGAACAACATCAACAGAGCCGGGAACTGCTGCCGAACAAGGTGAATCAACATTAAAACTAGGCTTTAAAAATTACGTCGGTCAGTTGCAATACATCACTGTTAAAGTTTTATTCACTTCGATGTCAATTACCTGTTCAACAGGGGAGATATTTACAGCGTCAGGATCATTCACTGTTAATGGAGCGCCAACAGAGGTTAGCGTTTAATGCCTGTAATAACTGGACAAACTGGATATATAGAATTACGCAGAACGTCGGGTCATTTCTTTCGGGCGTCTTTGGCTCCTAATGCTGTTAATACAACTAGAAAGCGTTTCGGTGTTGAAAATTTATTAGGAAGCATACTTACAGGCGACAAAGTAACAATTAAATCGGCTGATGGGACAACGGCTTTAGGTCTTATTTCTGGACATAGTGGAGCCGAATGGACGGGTTATGTAGCCGTTGATGATATTGGTGGATGTCGTTTATATGGAAATTTCGCTCATGCAGTAGAGGGCGGTACGACCAATGCCCTAACGTTAACCGCGCCACCAACAACAAAAGATATTATCGTTGAGACAAATGATGCAACTTTTAGACCATTAGCAAGAATAAGGGAATTTAATTTCACTACAACAAGAGAAACGATAAACGTTGATTTATTGGGCGATGAATTTCAGCAAATGTATAAATCTGGACGCATACAAGGGCAAGGGGAAATAAGCGCAGATTTTGAGCATCGATACGTTGCCACTGATCCGGGTTTTACATATAACCAAGAATTTTCAGTTTATTTAGCAAGGCTTTTAATGCGCCTTAATAGCGGGTCTGAGTTTATAGGGCGCTTTTTTATATACAGAGAATCAGGGACATCAAGTAATAATTGTTGGTATGAAGCAAACGCTGTTATCACAAATTGTGGCATTGATGTTTCACCCTCACAGATTGTCGCGACTAATATTTCTTTCGTTACCTCTGGACAATTTGAAATGAGAGTTGGAGCAACACCGGGATTCTTATTAAAACAAGACACTGATCATATCTTGCAAGAATCAGGCGATAAGATTTTCTTAGAAGATGATGGGTAATATTTCTAAGTATGCTTAAGGCAGTTAATATGTAAGCAAAGGTTAAAAGAGTAAAAAATGGCTGATCAGCAGATT